TAATATTACAGACGCACTAACTACTACTGAGACTCTTACAGACGCTCTTGGGTTGGTTGATGCGGCTTCTGACTTCTACGGAATATCTACATATACTCACCTTGAAGCTGATATTCTTGAAGTCTCTGCTTATGCAAACGCTGGTAAATTTATCTACGGATACTCAACAGCTAATGCTACGGACAAGACTACAGCCCTTACAGCTATTGGTGGTCAACTAGAAACTTTAGCCTATGACCGTTCTTTCGGTACTTGGGATGAAGAAGCTGGTGTTGGTAATAGTGATGCTACTGAGTATCCTGAAGCTGCTTGGATGGGTGATAGGTTCCCTACTGCACCCGGATCATCTACTTGGATGTTTAAAACTTTAAGTGGTATCTCCGTTGACAACCTTACTACTATAGAGTCCACTAACCTACGCAACAAAAGTATTAATACTTACGAAACTATTGGCGGTGTCAATATTACTCGTGAAGGTAAAGTTGCTTCTGGTGAATATATTGACGTTATTCGTGGCGTTGATTGGCTTGAATCTAGAATGGAAGAAAGAATTTATAGTAGGTTTGTAAATCTTCCTAAGATACCTTATACAAATGCTGGTATTGCAATTATCGAAGCTGAAGTTAGAGCACAATTGCAAGAAGCTATTACAGCAGGGGTTATTGATGGAGAACAAGCTATTATAGTAACTGTTCCTAAGATTTCTCAAATTAGTGTCAACGACAGAGCTAACAGAATCTTACCAGCTATTACTTTTGAAGCTAAACTTGCTGGTGCAATTCATAAAGCTACTGTACGCGGTACTGTTACAGTATAACCGATTATTGGAGGTATGCTTTTGTCCTCTCTCGCACCCTCACGGGTATAGGTATGCCTCCTGCCTAAGAGAGAGAGACATTTATACTTAATTCATAGAAGGAATAATTATTGTGGCAGTAAAAACATATAGCCCTAAAGATATTACAGTTATTGTAGCTGGTACTATCATCACTGGATTTGCAGAGGATACTTTTGTTACACTTGAAAGAGATTCAGACGCATTTGTAAAAATTGTAGGTGCTGACGGTGAAGTAGCACGTTCTGCTTCTGCTGATCTATCCGGTACAATCGTCCTAACACTCTTAGGCACAAGTAATAGTAACGATATACTCTCTGCACTTTCATCAGCAGATCAACTTTCTTTGTCTGGTGAATTCCCGGTTCTTATTAAAGATGAACTAGGTAATTCTCTACACACAGCACCTTCCGCTTGGATTCAAAAGACCGCATCCAAAGAATACGCTGCTGAAGTTGGTGATAATGAGTGGACACTACAGTGCTCTGAATTACTAGAGTTCGTAGGAAGTAACTAAATAACACTAAGATAATAATCTGTATAAGGGTAACAGTAAGACACCTCATACAATAAACGTTCTATTTCAGTGATATGATCCTTGGTATGATTTAAAAAGGCCAACTTAACCTTATTTGGAGGCAAATACATATGACAACTATTATAGAAGATAAAGAAGTAACTATAGGCGAATCAGATTACAGAATACAACCTTTTCCAGCCTTTAAAGGTCTTACTATACTTAAAAAATTAACAAAAATTTTAGGCCCAAGTATGACAGCCCTAATGGGTAGTTCTGATGGAGGAGAAGTTGAAGTAGGTAGTCTTGAGAAAGCTATTGAATTGCTTGTAGAGAATTTTGATGGTGACGGAGTGGAAGCTCTTATAAAAGATTTGATAGGTTCTGTAACTAAAAACGGAAAACCTATTCAATTTGATATTGAATTTATGGCTGACTACGGAAAACTGTTAAAGCTTGTAGCGGAAGTTGTTAAACTTAACTATGCTTCTGTTTTTCAACTAGGCGGTTTTCTCCAAGATTAGAGTCTGAGGGTAAAGAGAAATCGTCGTTACTTCTTAGAATTGAAAAGAAATCAGAATTAAACTGGTTTATTTGGAGGCCCATTCTAGCTAAAGTTGTTACTCTAGAAGAATTAAAAACCTCGTATACAACCCAAGACTTGTATGACTTACATGAGGCTTTAGACATTAAACAGGCAATAGAAGAAGCTGCTAGTGAAAAAGCCAAAAACGCGAAGTAAATATTATTAATTTAAGAGGTTTTAATGTCTAAGAGTGTACAAATAGCCAGCGTCTTTACCGCTATTGGCTTCAAAGTTAATAAGAAAGATTTAGACAAGCTTCAAAAACAATTAGTCAACCTCAAAAAACAAATAACTAAGTTACAAAGTGTTGCGAAGCTTAATATAAACCCCAACACACAAGGACTGCAATCAGCTCGTAGAGAGCTTATGGGCATTAACAGAGAACTAGCTAAGATAAAAACTAAAGCGATCAGGGTTAATGTTAACCGTGGTACTACAGGTAGCGGCGTTACAGGTAGTAGAGGATCAACTGCTAGAGGTGTAGCTGGTGGTGCTTTTGCGGGTAGTGCTTTATCAGATGCAGGGCAGTTTAGTAGGGGGGCTGGGGCGGTAGGTATAGCCGCTTTTGCAGGAGCTGGTATATTCCAAACTACAGCTAAGATTGATGCTATTAAAAACGCCTTGGGTGCTGCCGCTGGTGGTGCTGAAGAAGGTGCAAAGCAATTTAAATTTCTAGAAGATACATCTGAAAGAATTGGTATTAACTTAATTGATAATGCTAGATCCTATCAAAACTTCTTAGCTGCTTCTAACGCTGTAGGTTTTAGTACAGACAATGCTCAGAAATCTTTTACCGCTACTGCAAGTGCAGCTAGAGTATTAGGTTTGAGTGCTGCGGATACTAATGGTGCTATGAGAGCGATGACTCAGATTCTGTCTAAAGGTACAGTACAGGCTGAAGAATTGAGAGGCCAGTTAGGTGAGAGAGTTCCCGGTGCTGTAGGTATGATGGCGAAAGCTGTTGCTGAGATGCAAGGGAAAACTGAAGTTACCGTACAAGAACTAGGTAAGATGTTAGAACAAGGGGAAATCATCTCTAAAGATGTTATGCCTTTCTTCTCTAAACAATTACTTAAAATGGCAACTGCCCACGGAGCATTAGAACATGCTCAAAAGACTCCACTAGCTAACTTAGAAAGAATGAGGAATTCTTTTGTTAAGTTTCAGGATGCTATTGGTAGATCAAACTTTGTTTTTGAATTATCTTTATTGTTTCAACAACTATCAACTGGCATGAAAGAATCTACTAAAGAGGGTACTATTCTTGGGGCTGCGCTGGGTATTCTGATGAATGTGTTCCAAGCAATAGCTGGGATACTAACAGCATTTCCGGGTTGGCTTAAAGCCCTCTTTGTGATTTGGGGGGCGTTGATGATACCCCTGTTAATTCCTTTATTGGCTATAGCCGCAGTATTACTTTTAATTGATGACTTTATTAGTCACATGCAAGGTAAAGGTGGTTTCTTTACTGATCTATTAGGTGAGGATGGGTTCTTTAAATTCATTGATAGATTTAAGTCTGAAATGGAAGGTATTGCTGATGCTTTTTGGGATAGGTGGATAGAAAATCTTACTTGGATTCTAAGAAAAGGAGCTAAGATAGGTCTAGCCGCAATTAGTGCAATAGCCAACCCTAAACAAGCTTATGATAAAGTCCAAGAATTCAGAGCTAATAGGGAGGCAACTGAAAGGGGTCTTACTTTATTAGTACCTGAGCAAGGCCCACCAGAGGACACTAGAACAATTTTCCCTGTTGGTGGAAGCCCTGTTGAAGTAATCATCTCCACAACAGAAGAATTGTCTGCTACCGTTAAAAAATATGATAGAGGAGGTTAGTCTTGGCTGACTTAAGACAGACACTAAACAGACACTCTTTCTTAGAAAGATCAGATGGTGTAAAGCTATACTTCGATGCAGTTACTCGTAGAACCGATGCTAAAACTTCAAGAGTATCAAATCATCCAGTAGAGAATGGGTTTATTATTTCCGACCATGTACTTGTTGAGAACACTAAGTTGAGTGTAGAGGGGATTATTAGTAATGCTAATAACTCCCTTCTTAACAGAGCGGTGGGTATTATAAGTGACCAAGAATCAGCTAGACAATTCTTGAACGAAGTTTTTAATGCTAGAAAAGTAGTCACTTTAGTAACTCCAGAAGAAATTTATGATAATTTGATTATAACTTCCCTACAATTTACTAAAGATAAACCTACCAGACAAGAAATTAACTTCTCTTTGAGGTTAGAAGAGATTAGAACAGTGGTTTCTAAAACTGCACTTGTCTCTGCTAAGACAGTGGACGAGAGTATACTAGAAGCTATCCAAAATGAAAATAAATCTGGTAAAGTTACTACTAGTACAGTAACAGGAGATGTAACTGCGCTGAAAAGAGCTGCAACAACTTTACGAGAAGGTCTTCAAGTTGAAAGATTTTTAGACAATTTACTTGGGAGACCTTAAGGGATACTTATGGCACTAGAAATAGAATTAAACCCAATAGCTTTTAACACTTTCTCTGTCACTCTAGACGAGGAAAACTATGTATTCCAAACTATATGGAGCAGTAGAGGAGATTTTGGAGGTACTTGGAGACTTAATATTCTAAACGGACAAGAAGAACCTATAGTACGCGGTTTAGCCCTGTACCCAAACAGGGTTCTTAATGGCGAATATTTTTATAATAGATCACCAAAAGGTTTCTTGGTGGTTACAAACGACAGTCCCGATAGACCAACCTTCGAGTCACTAGGCTCTACTTTGAGGCTTTTCTATATAACTGAGGAGGAACTTCATGGGGGTTTTGTATAACAGAAGGTACAGTCTGCTTATTGGTGAGACTAAAGCACAAGGGGTCTTAGTTACTACTGAACCCTTAGAAAGTGATACAGCCTCTGTCAACAATAATGTACTTAATATTGAATTTTCTATCACTAAATCTTATAAAGCTGATGCTAAAAACACAGCTAGGATTACAATTTATAACCTATCAAATGAAAGTATAGATAAGATTGTAAAAGATAATAAAGTTATACTAAAAGCTGGGTATGAGTTCGACGGGATTAGACCTATATTTTTAGGTCAAGTTGAAAACGTTTCCTCAGAAGTTCATGGAGAAGTTGTAAAGACAATAATCAATTGTATAGACGGCTATACTACGATTAGAGAAGGCTTTACAGCAGAAACGTTCAGCCCCACGACTACAGTAGAAACTATACTAAGAACCATAATTACTCAAGACCTTGGGTTTGCTAATCCAAGAATGAATAACGGTAAGTTAGGCCCAAACACAGGATTAGCTAAGATTTATCAAGGTGGTTCTGCTAAGATAGGGGATAGTGCTGAGATAGTATCAAGAATTTGTTCAGATAACTTCCTTACATGGAATATACGAGATGGGGAAGTGTTTGTATACCCTGTAGATGGTTCAACAGGGATAGAGGTTCCATTAATTAGTGCAGATTCTGGTATGTTAGGAACCCCCCGTAGAGCACAGGACAATTCTAACAAAGCTAAAGACTCAAAAGAATTAAAAGATATTGTTAAGGTAAAAGTTTTACTCCAAGGAGTTTATAATGTCGGGGATTTAGTTAAAGTTGAATCTCTGTTTACTAATGGATTATACAGGATCAGCAAACTAACACACAAAGGGTCTTATGATGGTACTGATTGGGTAACTGATTTGGAACTATCAGAGGGAGTTAAAGTATTATGACAGCAACCTTTACAGAAGCAGTAGATAGTCACATAAATTCAGCACTATCTCTCTTAAGTACGGCTATTCCTGCCAAGATTTTAGCATACAACCCTTCTACACAAAAAGCAGTAGTAAAACCTCTAGTCGAAGTTCTACTAAAAGATAACAGACAGATACCTTATCCAGAACTAGAAGATGTTCCAGTAGTATTTCCTAGTACAAGTAACTCTATGTTATCTTTTCCTATTAATATTAATGATACCGTGTTACTTATTTTCAGCCAAAGGTCTATTGATACTTGGTTAGTTTCTAATAGTACGGAAACAGTAAACCCACAAGACTTTAGAAAGCATGATTACTCAGATGCAATCGCCATTCCGGGGTTGTATAGTTTTCCAAGAGCACCTAACGATCCCCTGAAAAGAACCTTAGTCCACGATACAGATGACCTTGCTATTACACATAACATAGGAGGCTCTACTGAGAACGAGATAAGACTTAAAGCAGACGGTTCAATTAGAATGAGTGCAGGAGCTAACACTAAACTTACTTTAAACTTAGATGGGTCTGTTGTATTAGACGCTCCAACATCACTAACTGTTACAGCACCCGTAACAACTTGGATAGGAGATATCAATCAACAGGGAACATTCACAAGCGATACTGATGTAGTTGCAAACGGTACTAGCTTAGATACGCACACTCATGGTGGAGTACAAACTGGTGGTGGTAGCACAGGAGCACCAAATTAAATGTCAGATTACGGTGATATAAAATTACATTCTGTATCTCATGATATCTTTGTGGAAGGCAATGAACTAGCTATTATCTTAGACACCACAAACGCTATTGTACAAAGGCTGACAATAAAACTTCAGTTTTTTAAAGGTGAGTGGTTTTTAAATAAATTATTCGGTATTCCATATAATCAATCAGTTTTTGTTAAGGGTGCTACTAAAGCTCAAGTAGATTCTATCTTTAGATCACAAATAATAAACACTGAAGGGGTTGAAGAGATAATTAGTTTTAACTCAACATTTGATGCAGCTACTAGAAATTATTCAGTTGGTTTTTCTTGTAGAGCTGTCACAGGTGATACATTAGTTTTGGAGATATAAGTGGCAGGATTAACAGGTACAGGTCTTAGCATTAAAAGGCTTCAAGACATTAGAGATGAAATAACCACCAGACTTACAGGTTTCTTTGGGGAAGGAATTAATACCACAGAAGATTCTGTATTTGGACAAGTTAGAGATTCTGTAGCACCCGGAGAGTCCTCAGTTTGGGAGCAGCTTCAAATAGTATATGATTCTCAGTTTCCTTCAAGAGCAGAAGGACAACAACTAGATGATAACTGTGCAATTGTAGGTGTATTCAGAGGTTCAAATACTCCCACACTAGTAACTGCGTCAATAACAGGTGCTAATAATTCAACGATCCCTATAGGGTACACCGTTGCTATAAATACTACTCAAGAAGAATTTGTAGTTTTAGGTCAGAACGAAATGAATAATGGTGCAGTTACTGCTGCATTAATAAGCGTAGACACTATTACAAACTCAACAACTTACACAGTAACTATTGACAGTATTGCAGCTACTTATAATTCTGATGCAAGTGCAACTGAAGCTGAGATTGTTGCTGGATTAATTGCAGCAATACCAATTGCAATTCCTTCTGTTACTGCGGTTTCTACTATCAACTCAAACGAAATTCAAATATCCTCAATAGATGCAACATCATCTAAAGAAATACTAATTGATACCAATATTTCTTTTGTACATGTAACTTCCAGAGTCCCTATGAAGTCTAAAAACTTTGGGCCTATACTTGCTCCTGCAAACCAGTTGATTGATATAAAAACTTTTATATCAGGAGTAACGAGTGCTACTAATGTTGAAGCTGGAGCGTTAGGTACTATTGAAGAGACTGACACTATATTAAGAGAGAGAAGGGATTCTGAACTTTCTAAAACAGCGTCTACAGGGGTTAACGCTATAGCAGCTAGAATCAATTTAGTGGATGATGTAAGGTCAACTGTTGTATTAGAGAACTATACAGATTCAGTTGATGGTAACGGATTAACCCCACATAGTATACAGGCTATCGTAGATGGTGGACTTGATGCAGATATTGCAGCGGCTATCTTTGATTCTAAACCTGTCGGAACAGACATGAATGGTGCTGAATCTGTAGCTGTAGTTGACTCAATGGGTATCTCGAGAAATGTACTCTTTGATAGACCAACTTTAGTTCCTATCTACATTGAGGTAACATTAACTAAGTTTGGTACTTATCCTAGTAATGGTGATACTCAAATTAAAGAGAGCCTTGTTCAATTTGGATTAGATAATTTATTTGCGGGGGATGATGTAATTACTTCTAGACTGTATACACCAGTCAACTCAATACAAGGGCATCAGGTAGATAGCTTGTTTATTAGCACTAGTGTTAGTCCAACAGTTTCTACTCCGATTACTATAACATTGACTCAGTTGGCTCAAATTAGTCTAGTTAATATTACGATTGTATAATGACTATTTTAGATCATAAAGTAATTTATAGAGGAAGGTTATTAGAGCAGTACAAAAGCTCTATTAACCTTATAGGTTTAATTGATGCTTTAATAGAAGGACAAGGAGATTTAGAGTTTGTTCTTGACCAACTCTTAAACGAGAGAAGTATCAACACAGCTATTGGAGCACAACTTGATATAATTGGGGAAATTGTAGGACAGTCTAGAACTATTCTAGATGTAACTGGTTTAGAATTCTTTGGTTATG